CAGATATCCAGTGATTCTGGATCGTTAGATCGCATTTTGCCGGTAATTCTACCGGGCTTGTATCGGTATTCTGCGAAGCGTTCCTGATATCCCCAGGTATCTTCGTCAGTTGCGTCACCCGATACATATATTTCCTTATTGAGAATTTCTTGTTCGCCCAGGTGGGCGAGTGTCGGCCAATAGAAATCGTAGCGGGTCTGGCGACTCCACATACGTTCTATGCCGTTTTGATAGGTGAGGTCTGCTCTTGCTGATACGAATCCGATCAGGTAGCCATGTTCTGTGAAGGAGTGCGTAAAGCCTCCTCTGATTATGCCGGTGCCGGTTGCCGCCAGGTTTCCCTGAGGTGAAACGTCAGGGACTATGTCTGTGGGGGTGGTCTGAGCGACCGGATTGATGTTGATTACGCCAGTTCCGCCGCCGAGATATTCGGGCCGCTGTAAGCGGGCATCGGCCGACTGGACGTTGAAGTGAGACATGATGAGTTCGATATAACGTGTTCCGCCTCGCGCATCGCGTTCCAGCATTCGCTGGATTTGGAAGGAGGTGCGTATATCGTTAATGGTTGCGGCGGTTGCCGTTTGCAGGTCTGCAACTAGTTTTGTGTTGCTCCATCCGGCAACGCCACCGGAGGGCGTGTCTACTTCGAATTCTGCATTGTTTCCGGCTCCTTGTAATTGTTGGAGCCTTCCGAGGTTTTCCCCAGAGTCGTTAACGAATGATGGGAACCCGTCTCCATCTGATACTACTGGGGCTTCAATGCCCAGTGGAAGGAATACGGGATCGCCTTTCTGGGGCCAGGGGAGCGCGGACGTAAAATAGTCCTTCCGCTTTCCTCGGATATTGGGTGGTGATGCTGTAATGGTTTCCGGTCCGTCTCCGGTGTTTATTACGAATGAGTCTTGGAGGTTTTCGTCCCTGTACCAATCGTTAAATATTAAACGCATGGCCCTGAAGGGCAGGACGTTGATTTGTACATTTGTTGGTACTTCGGTTGCCGGGAGTCCGGCGTAGTCGGGAAGGTTTCCCCGGATCGTAGAGAGGTCTACGTTTGCGACCGGTATTGTAAGGGTACTGGGATCGTCATCTGGGTTGGTGCGTTCGCCCATGAATTTTTCCCAGTTGTCCCAGGTCAGGCGGTTCGGTACGAAGAAGTAGTGAATATCCGCCTGAATGTTATCAAACAATGGTTTGATTGGTGTTGCGAGTCGCAAGAATAGGGTGGTGTTACAGGAGAATGTATCTCCTGGGAGGATTTCGTCTACGAGGAAGGGGATTATTTGTCCCGCATCGAATGTAGATTTATAGCCGTGTGAGCGATCAAAGGTTGATCGTTGAACGTCAGCCGATGGCAATTGCGAGAATTGCTTTTGGGCCTGGACTGTTTGTGGTTGCTGAACTATGCGTTCTTTAGGCATTAGCGGTTTCCTCGGTGTTGCTTCGCATGTTGACGAATGTTTCGATTTTAATTAATGGTGTTTTTGGGATTGACATCCCTTCTGCGTCATCTGGATCGACTATAGCGACCAGTAGTATGAGATCGTCGTTATCTCTTTCTTCGTTTTGCTGGATTAGATCGTGCATTTGATCCCAGCTACAGATGAAGGCTTGGCTTCTAGCTCCTGTTTCATGGGATATGATTTGAAAAACGAATTTGTTGCTCATATTTTGTGATCCTTGAAGTTTTGGTTTTTTTTGACATTTGTCTCCTTGTTCCGAAGCTCTTGCGGCGTTCTTTGGACAAGGTATTTTTTCCGATTGCCTCGAACTGTGTCGAGGTCGATCGGGGTAGGTCTGAAGTGTGATGGCTCATGCCATTCTAAGTATTTTTTAGGTATTGGATACTCGTCCCCCTCAATTATGACTTTTTCGGTTCTGGCAAGTTGTTCTTGCCATTTGACTGCGTAGTTATAGCCGATGGGTGGGCGTTTGGACATAACATTAAATGTATCTTTATCTCCAATTTTTTTGTTGACGTATCCGGCCACATAACATGATGTGGACATGTTGAATGGTGCGAGCGCGCATTGGCCTCTTTCCCAAGTGCCGTCAATAAGGGCATTCCCGTACAACTGGTCATTGATAGTGTAAGCGCCACCCATGAAATCTTCGCCAAATAATATGGCGTGATAGTGCGGTCTATTGGTTTTTTTTCCGTACTCACCAACTGCGAAATATCGGATTGGTTCGCTGGATAGGTTTTTTAATCTCCTCATAAATTTTTGGAGATGTTTGACCTCCAGGCGGTCTGGAGGAGTTTCGTAGGTGAGAGTTAGGAAGCAGTTCCTTTCGTGATCTTGGGCTTCGTGATACATGCGGATGGACCAATCCATTCTTGCCGAGGCTTGACAGCCTAAGCATTTTCCGCAGGGTATCATTAGATCTTCTTCGATCTGTGAGCCTTTTTTCGAGAAGGTGATTTGCTTCCGTCCGTTTTTGTTTGGTTCTTTTTCGACCCATGCGGGTCTTGGATAGTAGCAGGTCATGGATTTTCCTAAGAAAAAGAGCGGCCCTGGTGGACCGCTTTAGATCACAGTCTGATCCCGCCACGAGATACCATCCTAGGGAGGTTCCTTTTATTGGGTTGGGCGGTTTTCTTGAATGATTTTCCCGGCATTCCTGCTCGTTTTCTCTGTCGCATTGCTGCTCCTTTGTTTGGTTTCGACAATTCTTGTCGAGTAAGGCGGAATAGATCAAGTGCGTCCGCCTTGGACATTTTAATGAGAAATGTCTTTCTGTCTACCCCTTTTTCCCCTATCAAGGGGAGTGTACGTGTTTTTACGTATTTGGAAGTTATAATTTTGACTTCCAACGTCGTGCGCATCGCTTCGCTCGCTTACTGGGATAGGCTACGTTTCTTCGAAGCCTCGCTGAAGAGGCTGCGTTTCCTTCGGAAGCCTCGCTAAGAACTCCGTCGCCGAAGACGGCTTACTCGTGTTTCGCTTCGCTTATATGCCCTTCGGGCATGAAAAAGGCCCCGAAGGGCCTTTTTTGGTTTGATTAAGCAGTTGAATCTGGAGGGGTTTCTGGGGCCGGTGTTTCTGTCGCGTTTTCGTTGTTTTCTGAGATTGCTTCGTTTTCGCGTCTTTTTGCTTCGGCCATGAGCTCCTCCAGATCGGAGGCTGCTTGTTTTCCTCTTTCGAGGATTTCTGTCATATCTCCTTGTAGATCTGTGACGTCAGCGTATTGTCCCTCGCGGGTTGCTTCGGGGAGGATGCCGGTTCTTGTGAACCGGGCCATGATTTTGTTGACGTCTGTGGTGTTACCGTCTGTGGCCTGGGTGACTGATTCTCCCAGGATTTCGGTAACGTGTCTTGCTCGGTGGTAGCCCGAGCGGATGATTTTAGGTACTGGCATTAGTAGTCTCCAAATCCTGCATCGGGCAGGATATTGATTGATTTGAGGAAGTTTTCCAGGCCGTCATTAACAGCCTGTTCTACTGCTTTCGCTTGTTCCTGCATCCATTTGTCTGCATCAATGGCCGAGTTTATAGCGCCCATGCCAGTGTTTTTAGCGTTTTTGAGGAATTCTTGGAATTCATCAGGGGTCTGGACTGTGTCTGCGATTGTTTTTCGAATACGAGCATTCTGCTCGTCCAGATTTCCCCTTTGGCTTACGGCTTTCGCTGTCGCTTGTGCTTGGTTTGTTTGTTGGGTCATGAGTTTGCGTTGGGATTTCTGTGTCGCTAGTCCAGAGGCGGCCTGGGCGCCGCCAATCATAGATTCTAGCGTGTTCGGTATTGGAGCCTGTCCACCGCTTGGTATAGATGCCGGTGAACCGATTGCAAGCACTCGGTTTAAGCCGGCAGCTTCAAGGTCCTTTGCGGCCCTTGTATATGCGGTTGAGGATAGGCGTTCTTGGAAGTCCCGATTTCTCTGGGCTTCCTTTTTTGCTGATTTTTCTCCCGTTAAGTTTTGAACAGCATTAGATGCTGATTTAAATGGGGTTAGAGCGATATCTAGTATGCCCATTATTTACGCTCCTCCTGGTCGCGTTCCTTTCTGGCTTGTCGCCAGTGATCGGTGAGGATCACTAGTCCGATCGCTATAGCGAATGCGGTGATGATTTCATGTTCCATTAGAAGTGATCCACCAATCCGGGTACAGAGTAGATGGGCATTGGTCGAGTACAGGACATTTTGATCCATCCGTCGCAGAGAAAGTCTGGTTCGGTTGGTACTGCCGATATTCTGTCGATCGGTGGGTTCTCCTGAATGAATGATCCATTCAGAGGTGGTAATGCGTTGAAGTCCTGGGCTAAGTGCCAGATATCCAGTGATTCTGGATCGTTAGATCGCATTTTGCCGGTAATTCTACCGGGCTTGTATCGGTATTCTGCGAAG